TCTTGGCTTGAATGTGTGCATCATGGTTTTGACCAACAAATGCTTTAATAGGCATACCCTTTACTGCTGCTGCAATATCACTAATTGGGTCTAAAGGTACAGGATCAGGCTTGCGTGGCATGATCTTGTCAAGATTAGGAATGTTTGCAGTAGTTAGAATCGTCCTATTTAGTTCTTCAATGTTAAACATACCGGGTGGTGATGACTGAGCAAGCTGTAAAGCAAGCTGCGCCATCATCATACGATGTGCAGAAGAAGGAATATTAGGATCGGATACTGGAATAATGTCAATCCTGCCATCAAAGTCACTACGCATGATTTTGATTGTACCATTTGGAATGTCAATCATAGACTCATCAGGCAGATACTCGTTATTAATCCGACTTAAAAGTTTAAATTCATCATGTTGTGCCTTATGTAAACGCTTATGAATAGCACTAAAGAATTTACTTGATGCTTCCAATAGAGCCATCGTTGTTCCTACAGGCCCATATGAAGCAGCATCTGACACAACTTGTTCTGTAGTATCTGCAAATTTCTGTGCGGTAGCTGTCACAAAGTTGAGCATCTGGAATAGGGTCTGTGATGGTTCTTTATAAGGTAAATTTATGATCATCTTGGACAGATCATTACCAGTTGCTTCAACTTCGCGAAACTCTCCGGGGGAAATAGGATCATTATCTCCGACAATCCTCATGCCTTTTGCCTTAAATCCACCCGGAAGGTTAGCAAATTGACCCGCATCTACCAGACTACGCATGGCAGCGGTAGCAGTCATGGTCAAGTTACCCAGAAAATGTATTAAACCTAAGCCGTAAAAACCAAAACCCGGTACAAAACGATAGTGTGTAAAGAAGATTTTCTTTTCTTTACGACGATCATCCTTATTATAGTTACGTCGAATGGATAAAATCTTACGGGATTTTTCTTCCATAGTGACAACATAAGGTAATGCTACACCATCTTCAGACGGAAACTCAGGTAAATCTAAATAGCAGTGCTGTTCAAGTAGCACATATTGTGGATCATTGTCACTGGTTGGTGACAAACCCATGATTGTGTCCATCTTTTGAGAAATTGGACTTAGATTTGGTTGGCTTGCTTGTGGCAGATCAATATCTGAATACATGCCAGATGCAATATCTCGTTGCATTTCAATAGGTGAACGGTAGATAACATGGGTGTAACGATCTGCCCTACGTAAATCAGTTGCATAATATGACACATAGAACTGATCAATAGGCACAAACTCTGATACAGGACGGTTTAGATTACTATCAAAATAAATCTTTTTGAAAGCTGATCCAATAAGTGGAAGATGAAACAGCATACGTTCAAATTCATCAAAGTATTCTGGCATTTGCTCAGTTACTTGATAGTTCATAAACTCCTTGACACGTTTAGCTTGTTCTTCCTTTTCAATATCTACATTACCAACGATCTGTGTTTTGACAGGACCGCTGGCAGGAAACAGTTCCTGCGTAGCCTTTGACTGAAACTTAACTGCTGACTCAATAAGAATAGGATGTACAGCAGTACATGCTCCTTCAAACGGTTCTGAAGTATCTTCCAGCTTTAAACCTAAAAGGTCAAAGCCTCTTTCAAACATGCTTTCCCAGTCAGCACGGCTATCTTTATCCGCTGTAAAATTATCATATACTTGATTTGCAATATCATCAAGAGTATCATCATCCAAGTCTTCAACCAAGTTCCTGAAAAACTCTTCTTCAGTTTCATCCTTTTGTTCTTCAGACAAACCTTCATCAGCATTAGTTTTAAACTCAACAATAACCCCACCACCTTCAGGATCATACTCAATACTTGCTTCTTCCTCTTCCTCACCTTTTTCTAGCGTACCTGATTCAATTTCAATAATTGAAAGTTCAGCAGTTGGAATAGGATCAAAAGGATTACGTTCAGTTGCCATGTTAGTTTAAATCCCTAATAAGTAAAAATATAATCTGCTACTGTTTTACCGACACATTTCATTTGCAAGTTCTGTGTGATAAAGTCTGCTATTTCTTGCGGTGCTGTACCAAAGCGTTCACACGTATTTTTAATCTCAATATTAATTACTGGTTTGTATCGCTTGATTGTTTCAACAGCACCTTTTAAAAACTGTAATTCAAAACCTTCTACATCAACCTTGATATAATCAATACTGTCAACACCAAAGTCAAAAGAATCCAGCGTCCTCAGTATTGCCTTGTATGTTCCGTTGCTATAGTCAGTGTCAATAGAAGCTGTACCGCTATTACCTTCCGTAGCATATGACAAGGCAATCTCTACATTATTTTCATTACCCAAAGCAAAAGGAAGTACTTCAAACTTAGATTTTGAATCTTCCAGTTGATCCATGTCTGCAATATTCTTTAGCAAACATTCCCTGTGTTCAGCAATAGGTTCAAAACAAATAACCTTGTCAAAGTACAAACCAAGATCAACTGCCCATGTACCTACATGTGCACCTACATCCAAAGCAGTACCAAAGTTGGTGACATGCCTCAGACTATTGTTCCTGTGTGCCTGTTGATATGCTGCACCACTAAAGTGCGTATCATCACTGGGAAAATAAAAATTATTTCTTTTTTGTAAATTGTTTATCATAGTTTTAAAGTATAACCTTAAACTCTCCAGTATGCAACTTTCTTTTGCCTTCTAGGATTAACATCATCTTGCCAGTCAGGGTCTTCAGGATGCTCCAGTCTCCAACTATCCTTAACATAATGTATTGCCATTGTTAAAGCATCTACCTGATCGTCATGTCTTCCATAGGGAAATAAAACCATTTCCTCGTACAATTCATTAGACCAGTCTTTGCCTTCAGGTAGCCATACTCTACCTGCTTCCAACATTGGTGAAGCAGAGAATACTCTTGATACCTTGTCCTTGTCAGGCATGTATTCAAGTACCGGCAAGCCACTCCTTCTCATGTCCTGAATCAATGACTGCCCACTTGCCTTCTTTTCCACCACACACAAATCAGGTCTGTGCTTCAAGTATTCTTCCTTGGCAATCCTTCTCAGATCAGGATATTCAAATCTTCCCCTGACATTTCCTAATAGTATAAGATTACTACTTGCTCCTTCTAAACCTGTCTCTGGATCGTCATCATAAAAATTAAAAATACCCCACGTTTGAATCACACTGTAGTCAGCAGTTGTCCTTGTACTAAAGGCAGTATCATACGTCTGAATAATAAAGTCACAACTAGGTGGCTCAGAGTATTCCCACCAACGTACCCACTCCTTTTTAATCAACGAGCCTTCATCTGGTGTAGGATTCTGCATGTACAGGCTTTCCCAGTACTTAGCACCGTTGGTTGATTTAATTTCCATTTCGTCAATTTTCAGTGTCTCGTTATCCTTCCATTCTGGAAAGTAACTTGTACCTTCTGGTAATCCTAATAATTTACTGGAAGATTCATCCAACCAAGCAGGAATGCTTACTACGTCCCAACGCATCTTTGTATCAATATCAAACTTCTGTTGCTGTTTCAATAACCAACCACATAAATCATCATAATGATAACGAGTATTAATAATAATAATACTACCATTGGGCATGATACGTGTACGTAAACCAGAAGGCCACCATTCTTTTATGTACCTTCTTCCTGCTTCACTAAAGCTGTCTTCTTCCGACATAACGTCATCAAGAATAGCTATGTGTGCACCACGCCCTGCAATCTGTGATCTTACACCAGCAGCATAATAAGAACCATTAAGATTGGTCTTCCATTTACCTGCTGCTCTAACATCCTGCCTTAAATTTACGCCGGGAAAGATAGTAGAAAAATTATCTGTATTAACTATATCTCGTACAGATCGACCAAAGTCACTTGACAATTGATCAGAGTGACTGACAGTAAGAATTTCATGGTTAGGATTTTTACCAATATACCAAGCAGGAAATAACTTTGAACAAATAACCGACTTGCTTGATCGGGGTGGTAGAAATACCATTAACCTTTTAATCTTACCCTCTTGTACAGCCTGTAGTTTTTGTGACAATACTTCTATGTGCCTGCCTGTACGCCAATCATCAACCAATGTCGGTGCTACTAAGTTGACAAAAGTAAGAAAATCTTTCTTTGAAAAAACATTTACAATGTCTTTTAAATTATTTCTAATTGACAACAAAATATTGTACGTCAATTCTTTGTCTTGTTTATTTTTATTATTGTTTTTCATAATCCAAATACTACCATAATAAATTTATTGTAACAACTTTAATTTTTTTTTTATTTTCCCCCTCTTGTATAATTTTTGGAGGTGTGTGTATAATCTCTATAGAGACTTTATAGAGACACTAACCAGTAGGTTAGTGACAACAAAAAGAAGAATAAAAAGATAATAATAAAAATAATCTTAAATAGTTGAGTGAGATTCTATATAGTATATACTGAGAACTATATGTTTAGCAAACCTGTTATTTTTATGTTACTAATTCTCTAGCATATTTGCAAAAATAAACAAAGGGGGTGTTTCCTACACAAGGGAAGCACCCTTTTTATTTCTTAAAATTTTAATTGTTAGCAAGCCTAGTATTTTTGGTCTATATGTGTCACCCATGATATCTATATGCGGAGATGCGGGGGATTTTTTTTGGGTGGGGTTGTGCACAATTCTTCTGTGGATCAAAACATTT